ACCAACTTGGCACTGCCACGGCGTCAAGTCGTTGAGCACTGTCCCTGGCAATACCGTGGATCGGAGTGCGGTTACACGGGCACCAAGTATTTCGACGTGAACGATTCGTCGGTGACTTCCGCCAGTGCCGATGTATGCGGCAAACGCATAAGCAGCTGTGAGCTGCGCTTCCCTTCCGGTCAAGGCATCGGTCCCAAGAGCAAACTATTACCGTTCGGTGGATTCCCTGGTGCAAGACTTCAGGCTTGACGCTGAGCAACACGCTTTAGAGCAGGCACCAAATGAAGCTTGCGGGCTGCTGGTATCTGGGGCGTATTGGCGTTGCCGCAACATTGCTGAAAATCCAGAGCTGGACTTTGCCCTGCACCCCAAGGATTACTTGGCGGCATCAATGGCAGGCAAGGTTGAAGCAGTGATCCATTCGCACCCAATGGGCGGCGGTGCCAGTGAATTGGACCAAAAAAGCTGTAGCCAGACCAAACTGCCTTGGTACATCTGGTCTATACCAGACAAGCAATGGTCAACCATCAATCCTTGATCGGCAGGCGCTGGGACTACGGCGTTAACGACTGCTTTTCCTTGGTGCGGGATTATTTCCGGCAACGTGGCGTTGCACTGCCTGATTTTGAGCGCCCGGCAGACCTTGAAAGCTGCCAAAGCATTTTCTTAGAGCAGGCTGAACGGATTGGATTTCATCCGGTCAAATTCGAGCAGCGGCAGCCTGGCGACGTGCTGATTATGAACCTTGGAACGCGAACGCCGATGCACGCGGCAATTTTGCTGGATTACAACACGATCCTGCATCAGCGTCAGGATTCACTCAGTACCGAAGAGCCTTTAGGTCGGTACTATATGCAAAGGATCGCGGCAGTTTTTCGGTATGGAGCAAACCGTCAGGCTGCTGGGTGAGCTTGGCGAGCGTTACGGCGCTGAGCACACCTATTACAACCTGCGGACGCCCGCCGAAGCTATCAAGCTGCTTTGCATTAACTACCCAAAGTTCCAGGAAGAGCTGGCCTACGCGCACGAACGCGGCGTCGGTTACCAGCTGGTACAGGCTGATATTGAGCTGGACTACCCAGATCTGCACTTGCCGATGGGCAGTAAGGATCTGGTTTTGACGCCAGTGATTACGGGTAGTGGTGGTCCTGTTGGCAGGGTTTTTGCGGGCATTGGTCTGGTCGCGGCTGCGATTTTCCTAGGTCCAGCTGCTGGTGGTTTCCTAGGGCTGGGCGCAGGTTTAGGTGGAGCAACTGGTGCCGGTGCTGCTATCAGTTTGGGTTTAGTTGGTGGTGGTTTTGCAACAGCAATCGGCGCAATCGGAACCAGCTTGATTCTTGGCGGCGTTGCTGAACTGATCTCACCGCAACCCCAAGTCCCAACCTTTGCAGGCTTTGATTCCTTCGGCGGTGCTGCCCGCTTCACGCAAACCGGCGGACCAGTAGCAACCAGCCGAGCGACAGGTGGCACCCAGTCCTACGCCTACTCCGGTCCCGCTAATACTGTTGGCGTTGGGGCGACAATTCCTGTTGCTTACGGCAAGGTGTTGATCGGCAGCCACTTGCTATCTGCTGACATCGCGGTTGCAGACGACAGCGATCCAGTCAGCCAGTCAATCAAGGCACCTGGCGCAGACACAGTTTTAGTCGGCGGCGAAAAAGTTACGTCTACATTTGAAAGCGCATCAGGTGTATTTACCAGACGAACTGATTTCGTCTTAAAAAGCGATACTATTCTGCAACCTACGGGTTACACATACCGCAAACTTATCGACGAAGATTATGCGCTTGAACGCGGCGCTAAGTATGTAATTTTCCCGGCTCAAGGCATTACCCGGACTTGGGGCTACAACCCCAATGGCACCCAGAGAGACTCAACAGACAACAATCAAATCATCTTTGAGCTTCGCAACGGGCTATTTGACTACGTTGGTGCGCCAGGGACAACAAAGGTTGATGGTTACATCAGCTATAAGATCACGCTTGAAGCACCGGTTCAGGGTCAATATCAACCTGTTGGCGGCTTTCAATCAACGATCCAAGGCTTGTTAAATCCTGGGCAAATTTACAGGTGGGTCCAGAAATTTGAGTTTTCTGACACTACAGAAGGTTTTAACAAGTGGACTTTAGAGATCTTGGACTTTGACGCGGATCCGGCGGTAAATCTTAGAGTCCACGCAGCCGGCTACGGATTTGTTGACTAGACATGGCACTTAACTCCACTTCGACCATCCGTATCCTGGACCTGCTGTGTGAAGGTCCGATTGAAGGGATTGTTGGCGCTCGCCAAGGCGTCTACCTAAACGAAACCCCGCTGAACACCGGCGATACCGAAAACTTTGCCAAGGCGAATGTTTCTTACGACGTTCAACTAGGCAACAGGGAGCAGGATCAGCTGTCCCAAGGCAAAGATGGCGTCTCCAATATTGTCAACGTTGCAACCGAAGTTGGCAGCAATTACAGCGAAACCCTGAATGAAAATAATGAAGTTACGGAGCGTGATTACGGGGCAGGTCAACTCATCCGTCAAATTACCGATCCTGAAGTAGACAGAATCTCACTGCTATTTACTATCCCAAGACTGTTTTCAACAGCGCAGGAAGGCTTAGCCAGGGGTCAGCTGTTCAACGCAACGGTCAAATTTGAAGTTTATGTCCAGAGCGCCGATAGCAAAAATTATCAGAAAAAATACACCAAAACAATTAACGGCATTTCAACCAGTAGCTACCAGTACGAAACCCCGTTAATTGAGTTGACGGGTTCTGCCCCTTGGAACGTCAAGGTTGTCAAGCTGGATCTAGGTGAAAGCAGCTTTGAAGTTACCTTTAACGACTTTGAGGACACCGCGACCAACACCCCGCTGTCAAACGGACGCGGCAACCAACTGCTGTGGACTTCGCTGATTGAGCACCAGTCAATCCGAACTGCTTACCCATACTCAGCTGTTGCCGGCCTGAATGTCTCAACGGAAGAGTTTGACGGGCTGCCCACTCGGGCGTATTTGATCAAGGGCAAAAAGGTCAAAATCCCGCATAACGCCACTGTTCGCGCTGATGGCAGCCTGACATTCCAAGGTGCGTTTAACGGATCACTAAAGGCTGGCGAGCACTGGACTACCTGCCCTGTGTGCTGCTTCTACGACATGCTGACCAACCCCAGATTTGGGGCAGGTGATTTTGTCACGTCAGCAAACGTCAGCTGGACCGACCTTTATCCCCTGGCGCAGTATGCCAATGAGCTGATCGATGGTGAACCGCGCTTTGCTTGTAATACGGTTATCGGCAATCAGAGCCAAGCGTTCAACGTTTTGCAGGATCTTGCCAGCGTATTTCGCGGCATGGTCTACTGGCACGCCAACACGATTCAAGCAACCGCTGACCATGGTCGCCTTGGGCGGGATTACACCGCACTAAGCCCTGTCCATCTCTACACCAACTCAAACGTCGTTGAAGGGGCGTTTAACTATTCGGGAACATCACTGAAGACGCGCAGCACTAGCATCCGTGTTCGTTACAACGATCCCGACAACTTCTACAAATCGAATCTAGTCGTCGTTGAAAACGCTGATCTGATCAGCAAATACGGCTATCAGGTCAAAGAGATTGCTGGGATTGGCTGCACATCACGCAATCAAGCTGCCCGCATGGGGCGGTGGTTGCTGGCGGCAGAAGAACTTGACGGCAATGTGGTTAGCTTCGCAACTGGCTTGCAAGGCGCTGTTGTCCTGCCGGGTCAGATCTTTGCTGTAGCCGACGAGATGCGCCAAGGGGTGCGTCTGGCAGGTCGGATTTCAAGCGCCACCACCACGGTCATTACAGCGGATCAAACGATTTCACTGCCCGCTGGGACGGGACACGAGCTGACCTGTTTACTCAGTGATGGAACGGTCGAAACCAAAACGATTAGTTCTGTCAGCGGCGCTGCTATTACGGTCAGCAGTGCATTTTCATCTGCACCACAAACCCAAGCGCTGTGGTCGATCAGTTCTAGTGCTGTTACAGAGCAAAAGTTCCGCTGTTTATCAGTTGCTGATAACGGTGACGGCACCTATGCGATCACGGGCGTTGAGCATAACGACAGCATTTATCAGGTGGCTGATGCAGCTGGAACGCTGCGTTTCGATGACGTAACAACCTTCGATGAAGCACCACCTGTTCCCACTGGTCTGAAGCTGACTTTCAGGCAAGTTCAGGATGGGGCGAAGTTTAGCTTTATTGCTGTTGTTGGCTGGAATCGCGGCGGTGGCGGTCAAGCTATATCTTTCGACATTCGATACAAGATCGGCAACGGTAACTGGCGTACTGATTCAACAACTAACACCCAATACGACGTTCAAAATCTAAAGTCCAACACTGGATTCCAGTTTCAAGTTCGTGCTGTCGGCGTCGCACCAGAAAATAAAAAATCCAGATGGCTTTCGGCTACTGGCACCGTTCCGCAGCCCAGCACTGAGCAGGATGCAACTGGTGATTCGGAAGGCACAGTCACCGAACTCCCGCCTGATGTTGACAACGTAACGATCCAGGCAAGCGGCAGCGATCAAATTTCGTTGCGCTGGGATTTCCCGAATCTTGGTTTTAACTTAGTCAACCACACAGTTATCATCCGCCACAGCTCAAAAACTGATGGCACTGGAACATGGTCCAATTCCACCAAGCTGCGTGAAGTCAGCGCCACAACGGATTACGTCACTTTGCCTTTGATTGAAGGCGAATATCTCGTTAAGGCATACAACACGATTACAAAGCTGTATAGCGCCAATGCCAATAGCGCTGTCATCGATCTGCCAAACTCCATCCCGCGTTTAAATATTCAGGTCAGACGGGAAGACACGGACGCTCCGCCATTTCAAGGGCAGGCAAACGACGTTTTTTATAGCGAAGAATATGACGGCTTGGTGTTAGACGGCAATCTGACGCTGGATGACATTGCCGAAGATATCGACGACTTGGATTCGTTTGATTTCGTTGGCACGCGGCGACTCGCTGGAACATACGTTTTTGCAAGCGTGCTTGATCTGGGCGGCAAGTTCAGCGTTGTTTTCAACCGCACCTGA